AGATGACGTCGAGTCTCGTGGGCTCGGAGATGTGTATAAGAGACAGGTGTACATTCTTACCGGATCGCTGTTTTCCGATAGAGTTCCTGAATCGTGCGTTTTCCTCCATGATGGACAGAATAGCGGCATGTTCTTCCAGCGTGTAGATGGCAGGATGGTGGTCGTAAATCATGATCCATTCGTCTTCTGGATTTTTCTGTCGGCTCTCGGTTCCCTTGTACCGATTATAGCGATAGATACCGGCATAAAATGGGTTGGAGAGTATGATCCACACCGTAGTCGCAGACCATTCATTTCCGCTTCTGGCTCTGTATCCGGCATCGTTCAAGGTTCTGGCTGTGTGTATAAGTGATTTATGTTCCAGGTAATCATTTTTCATGATCTGGCAGACATCAGCCTCACTTTCAATGATGGAGAATAGAGAAGTTTCAACATCGTAATCATATCCGTAGGGCACACGGCCACCATTCCACAAACCGGAACTGGCTCTGGAGATCATAGTAGCGGTAACACGCTCAGAAGTCATGTTTCGCTCAAGCTCCGCAAATACCAGAATGATTTTAAGCATTGCTTCACCCATGGCCGTGCTGGTATCAAACTGTTCATTTTTGCTTACAAAGGTAACCCCAAGCTTCTTCAATTCCTGGTACATACCGGCGAAGTCGAGAAGATTACGTGATATGCGGTCTATCTTCCATACGAGAACATGCGAAAACTCTTTATTGCGGACACGGGACATCATTTGTTGAAAAGCTGGCCGGTCAGTATTTTTCCCGGAGTACCCGGCATCCTCAAAGATCACATAGTTTTCTATCCCCAACAGGAGGGAAGAATAGGCAATCAGGTCTTTCCGCTGCATAGGGAGCGAATCCTTGTCAATCTGGTGGTTTGTCGATACACGGATATAGATTGCAACTTTCATGGCTCTGACAGGCCCTGATGCGGTTTCTACGGCATTTCTTTTCGTTCTTCGATTCATAATACCTCCAACTGGAAAAAGCCCCAAAACGGGGCTTTACATTCCATCAATTTTATTTGCATATTTATTTAGTACAGACCATATAACATTTTTATCGTCCGTGCTGGCTTCCTGGTAGCACAACACAAGTCTTTGAAGCTCCAGGACAGCAGAATCGTCGCTGCCTGGATTTTTCCGAATCTCAACCCTTGTTCCTATTTTTCCCATTATGTACACCTCGTATTCCGTATCTGGAAGAAATTACCCTTTTTTACGCTTGGCCTGTTTCTCGGTAGCTGCCATGTGGGTACGGAGAAAATCTTTGCAGATCTGCTGTTTATCTTCAGGAATGTGAGAAATTATATCCAGCCATTCCTGTGTAGATTCATCGAGGTTACAACTACGTGATTTTCCATATACTAATTCATCGAGAGAAATATTAAGATATTCAGCCATTTCCATCACGGTGTCTAGTTTGGGATATTTTCCATCACGCCAAGTACCAGTACTTCCAGTACTCTTCCCCAACTCTTTAAGCAATCCGGTTAGCGTAGTCCCTTTATTGCGACAAGCGGCAACAAAATTATCGTAAAACATAGTATCCTCCAAAAATAACTCATAAAAATGAATAAATGTTTGACAAACTCATTATAATGAGCTAAAGTAACAAATGTAAAATGAATTTGAGAACGAAAAACAACCGTAAAATCATAATCTCTTTCATTTTAAATCAATACCGTACAAATGTAAAGAAAAACAAAAAGGAGGGCATAGCAATGGCAAAAAAGTTGTCTCCCTGGTGTAAGACAGCGAAGAAAACACTGATCGACCGTGATATGGAAATCGGCGAGCTGGCCGAAGAACTGAACATGTCGAGGCCGTATGTTTCTTCCATTCTGAACGGCAGGGTATACAGCCCAGTTGCCGTAAAAAAGATTAGCGATCTTCTGCAAATACCGGATGCAGGAAGTGAATTACAAGTCTAAGAGAATTATACGGTAACGGAGGGTAAAACAACATGGAGAGTAACTGTACAAACAGCACCGAAAATATATATTTTGCCTGTAGAAAAAAAGCGGCATTATATGACGACAGACTGCACAGCAGAGAGAGCGCAGCGGAACTCCTGGGAATATCTCCGTCAACACTGGCAAACTACGAGCTTGGAATCACAAAGGCTGTGCCGGTGGATATGGTGGTTAAGATGTCGGATCTTTACAAAGCCCCGGAGCTGAAAAGCACATATTGCAAGAACGAATGCCTGATCGGCAGATTGCTTCCGATAGCAACCCAGATCGATAACCTGCAAGGAATCACGATCCGGTTGCTGAACGGCCTGGACGACCAGGAAATCACCATAATGAGAAAAAAGCTACTGGAGATTGCTGCGGATGGGATCATAAGCTCCGAGGAAGTAAAAGAACTTACAGCCATTATGGAACGGTTGGACAAGCTGGCGGAATCCATATCAGAACTCAGAATGCTGGCGGAGAAATGCAGAGAGAGAGGTAGCCATGGAACTGATTGACAGAATGCGTGAAGTGATGAAAAAAGAATTTGGTATAGAGACGGATGCAGAACTGCTAGAAGCAGTAGAGAAACAGCCGGAACTTGATCTTGGCATATTCGTCACGCCACTGAAAGCAGGTGGTAGCAATGCGATTTAGGATTAGGAGAATGCTGAAACTGCTTGCTATAGATGCCTCCATGCTTTTTCTGGCATTTACGGTAAAACAGATAGCTTCTGCGGAAGAGATACGGCAAATACGGCCAGAACCACAGGTCGTGAACTATGAATTGAATCTTCCAGAGTACACACCGGAGCCCACGGAACAACCGAAAGAAGAACCGGAGGAAGAACCGGAGACAGAAATAGAAGCGGTCTCATTAACCCAGGAAGAACAAAAGATTCTTTTGCAGGTTGCCATGGCGGAAGCTGAGGGAGAGAGTACAACAGGAAAAGCCATGGTTATGGCGGTTGTCCTGAATAGAGTTCGGAGCGACGAGTTCCCGGACAGCAACACTGTAGAGGATGTGGTATTACAGAAAAATCAGTTTGCTGTCACAAAGAGCGGAGGCCGGTATTACACGGTGGTCCCGAATGAAGATTGCTACACAGCGCTGGAAATGATCCTAAGCGGATGGGATGAAAGCTGCGGAGCTTTATATTTTGAGAGCGAGAAAAAAGCTGGGTGGCACAGTCGGAACCTGGAATATCTGTTCACGATAGGAAATCACAAATTTTATAAGTAGGAGGCAGGCGATGAAAAAATGGAAAAAGATATTGTTAGAAAATGCTCTTCTGATTTCGCTGGGGCTGATCCTGACGGCCATAGGAGTGAAAGAGGCGTACCTGAGACGGGGCTACATAGCCGTGGGTGGAGAATGGCTGATGCTTCCTCTGGTGATCCTGGTGAAATCTTTCGTAATCAGCTTTATTCAGGGGATCCGGGAGGTGACGAACCTATGAGTTACCCGGAGATCAGAGAAGAGATGGAAGCGGCAGGATACCGCATGGATGATGCTACGTATGAAAAAATCGTGAGCTATGCAAGACACAAGGCCGAAGTTTCCGGGAAAGACGAGAGCTATCTCCCTTACTTACTGCCGGATGTGATCCGGGAGCATTTCGTAAGGGTGGCTATAAACGCATTCACCGCAGAGGTGATGAAATTACAAGCAGGAGGTTAATACTATGGGACAGGTAACTGTGAAAGAGTGGTTGAGTGATATCCAGACAGGATTGCTCGCACAGCTGGCCAAAAACCAGAAAGCCCTGCCGGCCGGGTTTAATAAAGACCGATTCGTTCTGAACTGCATTACGGTGATCCAGGATATGCTCCGGGACAACAAGAAAAAGAATCAGCTTCAGGCGGTAGACCCTACGACAATTCCTATTTGCCTTGCAAAGGGAGCGTTTTTGGGGCTTGATTTCTTCAATGGAGAGTGCTACGCAATCCCGTACGCCGGGGAAATGAAGTTCCAGACGGACTACAAGGGTGAAATCAAGCTGTGTAAACGGTTTAGTAAGAACGAGATCAAGGACATATTTGCAAAGGTAGTCCGGGAGGGTGACTTTTACGAGGAAGAGGTAGACGGATCCACGCAGAGAGTTGTCTACCGTCCGAAACCGTTCTCTAATGCACCGATGATAGGTGCTTTCGCAATCGTATCTTACAAAGATGGATCAATGCTTTATGATTCCATGGGAAAGGACGAGATCGAGAGCGTTCGTGAAAATTATTCAAAAGCGCAGAATAGCGAGGCGTGGAAGAAATCTCCTGGAGAAATGTACAAGAAAACGGTTCTTCGCCGACTTTGTAAAATGATAGATCTGGAATTTGATTCCGTGGAGCAGATCGAGGCATATCAGACTGGCGGAGATGCGGAATTTAATGAAAATGCTATTGCCGGATCTGCGCAGGCAGCCTTGCCCGATAATGGCGAACCTACAGATGTTTTTGAACAGGTCAACGAGCGTGAAAAAGTACCGGTAGAGCAGCCGCAGGACAGCCAGTCGAACGAGGAAGAGTTTAGACGTTTTGAGCAGCAGATAAATAATCAGAGCTTTTCGGACGATGGAAGCGATTTTATTGTCCCTGAAAGCGATGAAAACTTACCGTGGAATTAGGAGGAAAAAGTAAATGAATGAGATTAGCGTAGTAGTATCACAGGAACCGGGAAAAGTAACGTGGAATTTTGAGGAGATCAAGCAGAACCTGGAGAGTTCTCTGGTGGTATTCCAGAACACCATATATGACGACGAGACCATAAAGAGTGCGAAGAGTGATTTGGCTTATCTTCGTTCTCTTTCCAAGAGTATCGAGGATCGCCGTAAGGAGATCAAGGTAAAATGTCTGGAGGCATACGAACCTATCGAGAGACAGGCAAAGGAGCTGGTAACCCTTATCAATAAGCCCGTGGATGCCATCAACACACAGGTTCAGGATTACGAGAACAGACGCAGAGAAAAAGTCAGGGCGGAAATCAACGCTTACTGGACGCAACAGGCAGTACAGATCCCCGAAGAGCTTTTAGAAAAAGCATACAGTAAAATCTATGATTCCAGATGGGAGAATGCCACGGCGACCAAGAAGAGCTGGAAAGAGGGTATCGATAAAGGAATCAGCGAGATTGTCGGGGCCATCGAAACCATTAAGAGCTTCAACAGTGAGTTTGAGAAAGATGCCCTGGAGGTATACGAAAGAGATCTTTCTTTGCAGGACGCAATCAGAAAAATGAATGAGCTGAAAGCACAGAAAGAGCGGATCCTGGAGGCAGAGCGTGAACGTATCAGACGTGAGGCAGAGGCCGCAGAAAAGGCAGCGGCGAAGAATGAACAGGTTGTAGCAGAAAACCCCGTGCACGAGGCTGTAAAGGAACCTGAGAGACAGGCAACACCGGTTCACACACCGAGAGTACCTGACCCTGAGCCTTGCAAGGATCCTGAAATGGCATACCCTCATGGAGTTACGGCAAACCTCGTTATCACAGGCACAGAAGAGCAGATCAGCAAGATCAAGAAGTACATCGAGTTCACCGGTGCTACTTTCAGGGAGATGTAAGTCATGATTCTGACGGCAGATAATTATTATTCTGAACAGGCAAATTATGAATATATGTCAGTATCTCAGTACAAAGATTTCGCCGGAACTTACGGCAAGGTTGGCTGCGAAGAATGCGCCATGGCAAAGTTGAAAGGCGAGTGGAGCGACTTTAAGAGTACAGCTCTGCTTGTAGGAAGCTATGTAGACAGCTATTTCGAGGGCAGTTTACCCAGATTTTTGAATGAGAACCCGGGGGTTTTCACCAAAGCATCGGTGAAAAACAACCCGGACAACCCGGAAAAGTGGGAACTTATGTCTCCTTACAGACAGGCAGATATGATTATCTCCAGAATCAAGGATGATGATTATTTTATGCAATGTATGTCGGGTGAAAAACAGGTAATTATGACGGGGGATCTGTTCGGGATCCCCTGGAAAATAAAAATGGATTCTTACCTGCCGGGAAAAGTGATAGTAGATCTGAAGATCGTCGAATCCATCAAAAAACTGAAATGGGTAAGGGATCTGGGCTATCTGGATTTCATCAGGTACTGGGGGTATGACATTCAGGGTGCTATATATCAGGAAATTGTGTACCAGAACACAGGAAAGCGGCTTCCGTTTTACATTGCGGCTGCTACAAAGGAAAAAACGACAGATATTGCCGTGATCCATGTGCAGAACAATTTTCTGAGAGAGGCAATGGGCACTGTACAGTACAACATTGAGAGAATAAAACGGGTGAAGTCAGGGCAGGAGAAGCCAACCAGATGCGAGGTGTGCGACTACTGCCTGGAGACAAAGGTAATACGCCACCCGATCGGGATATTAGACCTGACAGCAAGCGTTTAACATAGAATGGCGGTGATTAAGTGGCATGGATAAGTGTAGACCAGAAATTCATAGGAGGGAAGCTCAGAAAGCTGTATAAGGCTATCGGATGCTCACAGAATGAAGCAATCGGAATTTTGATTGTTCTGTGGTTGTGGGGGATCGATAATGCGAATGAAAAAGGGTTGATAGTCAGCGCAGACCGTGACGACATCGCCGAAGTGATTCGCCCTGGTCTGAATACTTCTCTGGATGCTGATGCGGTAGTAGAAGCCCTCGTACAGAATGGCTGGATCGACAAGGCCGGAGGAAAATTATATTTCCATGACTGGAGCGAGTGGAGATCCTACTATAACAGCTACACGAACAGCAAGACGAAGAATGCAGAAAGAGTTCGCAGATTCCGGCAGAAAAATACTGATTATGAAGAGTGTAACGTTACAAGTAATGTTACGTGTAATGTTACAAGTAACGTTACAGAGAGCAAGGCTGAGCCGATTTCAGGGACGGCAGAAATGGTTCAGCCTCCAAAAAGAAAAAAAGTCGGATACAGTACCGAGTTTGAGAAGTTCTGGGAGGTTTACCCCAGACATGCAGACAAGGGGCAGGCCTATAAAAAGTATTCGGCAAGGCTGAAAGACGGGTACTCCCCAGAGGAACTGTACATGGCAGCGGAGAAGTATGCGGAACAATGCCGGATAAGAAAGACTGAACAGGAGTATATAAAACACGCTAAGACTTTTTTGGGAGATGCAACCCCGTTTGTGGAATTTATCCCCAAGAACCAGATAACACAGGACACACCGGTACGGGAAGAGACCACCGGCAATCCTTTTCGAAGTACACAGGAGGAGTAAGACAGCATGAATGATATGGAGAGAGCAGTATCTGAATCGCTGGATAATTTGATCCATGGATCGGATAGCCGGAGGACTACCGGCGACTACATAGGCAATGATGGTCTTCTTTACTGTGGAAAGTGCAGAACGAAGAAACAGACGGTAGTACATCTTCCGGCCGGTACGATCTTCGGGGATGGCGGAGAAAAAGTGGTTACCTGCCAGTGCCAGTGCCAGCAGGAGTATGAGAGAAAGCGCAAGGAAATGGACACTCACCGGGAGGAAATGCGGCTGATCCAGAGAAGAAAAGACGCTTCTATGATGGACAGCAAGTATCACGGGGCAGTTTTTTCTGCATACGAGGAAACCCCGGACAATAGCAAAGTCCTCAAAGTGGCTAAAAACTACGTAAGAAAGTTTGGGGATATGTACAGTCAGAATCAGGGAATATTGCTATACGGCCCGGTAGGAACCGGAAAGAGTTATACAGCGGCCTGCATAGCGAACGCTCTTCTAGATCAGAACATTTCGGTTATTATGACATCGTTCGTAAAGATTTTGCAGAACATCCAGTACCAGAACGAGGCTGACTATATAGAAATGCTTAATAGTGCAAAACTGCTGATCCTGGATGATCTGGGAACCGAGAGAAACACGGATTTCGCACTGGAAAAGGTATATAACATCATTGACAGCCGTTCCAGAGCATCGAAGCCGATGATCCTGACAACGAACCTGGAGTTATCCGAAATGATGGACACACCGGACATCAGGTACAAAAGGATCTACGACCGGATCTTTGAAACCTGTTACCCGTTGAAAGTTCCGGGAAAATCTTTCCGTAGATTATCGGCAGAAAAAAGGTTCGATCAAATGACAAAGTTAATGGAGGGTTAAATTTGGCAGATTCAAATACACAGGGTTCGACAGCTGACTGCATCGAACTAAGGATATACGGACAGGAAGACAGGCTGAATGTAGCACAGATCCTGATTAAAAATGGCTATCAGGTAAATCAGGCAAAGCGGAAGAGAGCCGAGGGAAGTAAGACTATGGACTATTTTCTGGAAGTTCGGAAGTGCGCAGATGCGGCGGATACAAGTAGATAAGGAGGGGCTATGGAAACAAAGTTTACAGTTCATGGTGAGCCGAAAGGCAAAGGAAGACCGAGGTTTAATACCAGAACCGGACATGCTATCACCCCAAAGGATACCGTAAATTATGAATCACTGGTACATGTCGAGTACTTGAGACAGTGCGGAGATAAGCGGTTTGCTGACGATGCCATGCTTGATATGAGAATATTGGCGTATTACAGCATTCCGAAGTCAGCACCGAAGAAAAAACGAGCAGCCATGTTGACGGGACAGCTCCGACCCACAAAAAAACCGGATATGGACAACGTAGTAAAAATTATTGCTGACAGTTTGAACCAGGTAGCCTACAGAGACGATACCCAGATTGTGGATTGTCAATGCAGAAAATTCTATTCTGAGGAACCCAGGGTAGAAGTAATCATAAGAGAAGTAAAACCACAGGAGGAAAAACAGTGAAAGAGAGAACAATCAGACCTATGAATATTGCGGAAAGAGTAAGAAATTTGTTTGGTATTTCTGCAAACCAGCAGAAAAATGGAAACGGCACTGGAAAGCCGACTGAAAGGGTTAGTGTTCCGGATCCGGTGAATCCGTTGGCCCCTCTGAGCGTGGATGAAATGATTGCTTTTCTGACACCGACCACGCTGCCGGACGGAAGAAAGTTCGAGAAAAAGAAAATGAAAGGACTTTTCCTGGCCATGGATAAATTCCTTGTGGATTCCAGAAAGTACTCTAAACAGGCGGTTGATAAGTATAGCTCTATGCCTGATTTTGTACCGAAAGAGATCAAGGTGAGAGGCATTCAGGAACAGATGGCTGCGATCCGTTTCCGCTTAGATGTGAATGATTACAGTGGCGTGATAGAAAGGGAGATTCTGAAGAACAGGCTGTTCGAGTTGTATCAGGAAGCAAAGGTTATTGATTCTGACGGCGTACAGCGATATGAACGGATGTTAGATAAAAGAATCAGAAAGGCGGCAAGGGCATAATGGGTATTGTAAAAAAAGAGATAAGGGCTCCCTCCAACCTGGAAGTGCTGATAAGGGAGGGGGTTCTGGAAGATGGCACAACAGTAGAGGATGCCACAGAGCAGCTTCTGGAAGAGCTGAATTGCAAAGAGTGCATTGCAGCAGAGCAATGTGCTGACTGCTTTGGAGAAGTAACTATCGACCGTGACAACCCCAGATGCAGAGAGGTAGTCACGGCATATCTGAAACAAGACTATATCAGGAAAAACAAGGAGGAGTGACGATGGATAACATCAAAGATCTTTATTTAGAGGCAGAGGTATTCGAGGATGCACGGCAGAAATTCAATATGGTATTACAGAGGCTTTTTAAAAGTATGGCAGATACAAACTCCAGTGACGGAAGTATTACGTTGAAAATGGAAGTAAACATGAAACGTGAGCTGATCCCTAACAATGATCCTGAAATTAAGGGCAGCACCCGGGAAATTATGCTGCCGGACTTCGGGTACAAGGTATCGAGTGCCATTTCCGTAAAAGAAGAGGAAAAAGGCAATAACAATCCGCAGATGGAGCTGGTATGGAATGAAGAGCAGCAGAAATTTGTTCTTCAGTATGTGGCCAACACCACTCAGCGGAGCATCTTCGATTCTGATTTTCAGGAGAATATGAGCGCTAGAAAAGCCGGAGACGGCCAGGACGGTATCGAAACCTCTACAGAACGTGGCTATCTCAAGGTGGCACAGATCACTGGTCCGGTAGAAGACCAGAACACGGACAATGGATCCGGTGAAGCAGACAATACAGATAGCCAGGATGTTGTGGACGGCGATTTCCGTGAACTTGGAACAGACGCAGACGGTGGAGAAACAGAGGGCGGTACTGATGAACTCCAGGGAGAAACTTCGAGCGGCGTTTCCGAAGAGGAAGAACAGGTCGGAGAGGATGCAGGAAGAGATGATCCTGCTGAGGCTGATTCGTATGAAGACGGCGAAGAGAATCAGGAAGACGACGGCTACGAATATGAGGAGCCGGAAGATCCCGAAGAGTAGGTACATTGCAGAGAGGAGATAAGCAGCATGTCAAACGGCAGTTATGGAACTTGTTCAGGGTGTGGCCGCCAGATTATCTGGATCAGGACAACCGCAGGAAAGAATATGCCCTGTGATACAGCTATTGTAAATTACAAGTGCAATCCCAAGGGCAAAGAGAAGATTGTTACTCCGTCCGGGGCAGTCGTTACCGGCGACACCGGCGTAGAACAGTCACAGGCAGACGGATTCGGTTATATATCGCACTTCGCAACATGCACAAGAGCGAATAGTTTCCGAAGAAACAAGCAGACGAGCAGATAAAAAAGTGAGGAAATGAGCATGGATTATCAGAAAATGTGGATGAAATTAAGAAGCAGAGCAGTTATAGACAACTGGCTCGATATATCCTATCAGCAGCGTCAGAGCCTTGCAGCTCTTATGAGCAATATCGAGATCGAGGAGGCAAAGGAAGAACAGAAACTGAAAGATCAGCAGGAAGCCAGGGCCTCCATGGAGGAAGCGGCCGGGAAAGATGGCGAGAATGAAAGCACGGAGGGTAAAATCGCTTTCGGTGATAACCTGATTAAGTGTTTCCTGAGTGAAGTCTTCGGCGACAAGCTGATTGATTCTGTAAATAAGTTGGAAACGGAAATGGTATTTGCAAAGGACAAAGTAATTCTGATTGCTGACGATTTGAAAGTACCGGAAGAACTGGAAAAAGAGGCGAAAGAGAAAAACATCACGTTGGCCAGAGTAAGGTGCGTGAGAAGTAGCGCCGGCATCCCGTTTCCTCTTCCCATTTAGTAATTCAGAATAAAAAACGAGAAGCCCAGCCAATACCTTCCGGCAATCAGCTGAGCCCCACGAAACAACGGATGTAACCATTATATGGTTTTCATGGGAAAAAGTCAACTATAAAACGGGAGGTATTGCAAATGGCACCTAAAAATAAGAGATCCGCAAGCAACGTCACATATAACGTAACTGAGGAACAAATGGAGAATATGATCCGAAAAGCCTCAGAGGCAGGTATAAAGGCAGGAATTGAGGCATACAAGACCGAATACAAGGAGACGGCCAGGAGGAAAGTGGACAGGATGCTGTACAAGACAAAGGTTCTCCTTGAAAAATACCGGTATCTCACAGAATATGCAGACCAGTCGGTGTATACTCTGAAAAAGGCAGAAGAGGTAAACGAGAGCATTGCCGATATTGAGGCACTGACAAAGTTCGGCATATTTGATGATGATAAGACCTTGCATAATCTGAAAAGAGGCGTTATGACGGTAAATATGCTCATGACGCACGTAAACAATATGCTGGAGGTTTACCGGAAGTCCTGCGAAAGTTCTTCCTCTCCGATCAAACAGAGGCAGTACCGGGTAATCTATCACATGTATCTGGCGGAAGAAAAGAAGACTACCAAAGAGATCGCAGAGATGGAGAAAGAAGAACTTCGCACGATCCAGAACGATGCCAAAGCGGCCAGAGAGGATCTGACGGCCTTGATTTTCGGCTTAGATGGCATTTTAGTGAGAATATTAAGGGAGTAAATAAAACCCTCTCCACGGGGCTATAATGGAATTACAGAGACATACGTTACGTTCGAATTACGTTGAAATAGTATTAGACGGGTGCTATCGTGTAGGCAAGCAAGTTTTACTTGCTGCAAGCTGTTTGTGATCCGAACCGGTAAGCGGATTACACTATGCTCATTCATTTCCTCTGGCGGATGGTCTCCCGTCCGCCATGGATAAGAAGTGTATGAGCGTAGCGGTTGCAGTGGTACAGCTTACTCCTACGCATTTATCCCCTAAACAGAGCCATGCTTAACGGTATGGCTCTTTTGTTGTCCAGAAAGAGGTGAATCAAAGAATGAATGAGACTTTAGAGCAACAGCAATCCGTCGAACAGATGGCGGACGGCGTACCGGAGGAAGTAACCGGAGAGATGCCGGAAAGAAGAATTGAAGTTGTTGAAATGAGGGTTGGAGATATTAAAACAGGTTTCGGCAATCCCCGGAAGATCGGCAAGAAAAAACGGGAGGAATTAAAACGATCCCTGTCGCAGTTTGGCGATTTCGGAATCTTCTTGATCGACGAGCAGGACAATGTTATTGCTGGCAATATGCGTCAGGCCATCCTGAATGAGATTGACCCAGATACCGTGGTAACATGTAAGCGCTTAATCGGATACACCGAGGCTGAGCTTCGTGCAATCAACATCAAAGACAATACGCATGCAGGTGAGTGGGATCTGGATTTGCTGGCAGACTGGACGGCGGATCTGAATATGGATCTGGGCTTGGACTTGCAACAGAGTGGTCCGGGAGAGCGGAAGATCAAAGAAATGGAGCTCCTGAACTATGAGAAGTACGATTACGTCATGATTGTTTGCAAAAATGAGATGGACTATAACGAGCTTTCCCGGAAACTTGGCATAGACGGAGCAAAGGTCAAGATCAACGATAAGAAAAAAATAAAAGCAAGGGCGGTGTGGTATCATGAATCAGGATTATCAGGCATGTAAAACCGTCGGCATTTATGTTCCGTCCTACAAGCGAAGCGACAGGATCAAAACCTGGAATGTTCTGAACAGCTGTACCTACGTGGTACGGGAATCAGAAGAGACGGCGTACCGGGAGGCAGGGGTAACAAGGATCCTGACAGCGCCGGATGAAGAGATCAACAGTCTGGCAAAGGTAAGGCAGTGGATCATTGACAATACGCCGGAGGACATCGTAATTCAGTGCGATGATGATATTTCCTGCATGATCTACAAGGGAAAGAATAATAAGGTCGTGATCGAGGACAAGGACATCATCGATATGGAGTTTGAGCGAGTGGCACAGATCCTGAGTGATCTGAAACTTGGCTTCGCTTCCTGCACAATGACTGGCGATGTTCGGAAGTTCAATGCAGAGTTTCTGTTTAAAGGAATCACGGGCGGTATTTGTTGGTTTAATAAAGAATGCCTGAAAAGCACTTTTGACAATATGACGTACATAAAAGAGGACACCGATTTCGTCCTCCAGGAGCTTCTGCAGAACCGGATCATCATTATACCGGATTACTTCGGTATGCAGAGTGAGTACGACAAGAATGCCGGGGGGAATAATGAGAATAAAAACAGCAGGGCATTGAACCAGACGGTAGAGTATATGAAGAACAAGTGGGGGAAGTACTACGACCATAACTTCAAAACCAACCAGAGCCGTATAAATGTCAAAAGATAGGTTTCCGGGAAGCATCGGAAATGTACAACATGCTGAAAAGGTAGAAGAAACGTAAAATCGGTAATTTCCGCCTTGAAATCATGTTAAAAACTGCTAAAGTTAAGCTCAAGTTAAGGGAAACCAAGGCTTTACATCATTTTGTAGGAGGAATGATACCATGGCATACAATCAGTTAATTACCAAAAGCGGACATTCGTTATTTACAATGTCCAGTCTGTACCAGAAAGCAATTCGGAGATGCGACGTAAAGGCGGCCGGATATGCGGCAAATGAATTGTTCGATCGTTATGAGCATTACCTGTGGAAAAGAACGCTGGTAATCTCCGCAGAGGACTGTTACGGAGAATGCACGCAGGAGATCTTAGCACTGTACTGGGCCAGCCAGGAAGTGAATAAGGGAAAGAAAGGAAACGACCGTACAAAGATATTCATTGCGAAAGCAATTACGATTCTGCTGTATCATGCAAAAAGTAGAGATTCTGATTTCTTTGCATGTGAGGCGATGGACGATAAGAACAGATCCGCCGGAGATCTGAAACGGTACTTCACGGAGAAAGAACTGTACGATCTGGAGACCGGTATCGATAAGCAGATCAACCTGAGCGAGTTCCAGGAACTCAACGGCGGCAAGATTCCGAATTATGTGTACGACTGTCACACTCTGGAGGGGAAGAGGGCAGGAAAGACAAAAGAGGACTTCATGCGAGAGGAGGAGGCGGACTTGCAGTACAAGCAGCTGTCTTTCTTCGACTTAGAGGGAATCAAAGGAAATTTTAGTTATGCCTGAGTAGGGCGGAGAGGAGGAAAACCGGCATGGTTAAGAAAACGGAACAGGTAAGGGATCTGGTACGGCAGGGCAGATACAAAGAAGCCCTGAGAATCGTAAAAGGATTTCGGTTAGGGATAACCCGGGAACAGATCGAATCTATGACACGTGCTTATGAGTGCATGGTTCATCCTGATTTCTACCGAAGCATAGGCAAAAACACTCAGGAGTGCATAGACGGAGGGGTAGCCGTTCTGTGCCAGATATTTGGTTCTTGATCGCATAACTTAATAAAGTAAGCAAGAGAGGCATCTTCCAACGCACGGGAGGATGCCTTTTTCGTAGTAAATTGGTAGGTGGTGAGATGGCAAATGAACAGAACTTAGTGCAAAACCGAAGCCGATCTGAAGCCGAGAAACTGAGCAGGAAAGGCGGAATTGCATCTGGAGAGGCGAGGCGGCGAAAAAGGGATATGAAAAATGCTGCAAAGCTGCTTCTAAACATGCCTGTTACGGGTGAAAAAACCATTCTTAGTTTAGAACAGTTTGGCATTGAAGAGCAGGACATGACGAACCAGATGGCACTTATGGTGAGAATGTTCCAAAAAGCGGTGGTAAGCGGTGACGTTCGGGCAGCGGAGTTTCTGAGGGATACCGCAGGGTATAACCCGGAAACAAATCTGAAAGAGAGGCAGTTTAAGTATGAAAAGGACAAGGCGAATGGTATGAACCAGGAAATCGAAGATACAAGCGATGTGGATGATCTGATCTATGGCCGTACGGAAGAAAAAGACAATCCCGTTTAGGTTCAGCCAGAAGCATCTGGATTATATATACGCCTGTCAGTTTAATACTTATAACATCCTGGAGGGAGCTGTCCGATCTGGAAAGACCATTGACAATGTATACGCTTTTGCTCATGAACTCAAAACCTGCCCCGATAAAATTCACCTCGCCACTGGATCCACCATGGCAAATGCAAAGCTGAACATAGGCGATGCAAACGGCTTCGGACTGGAATATATATTCCGTGGTCAGTGCCGGTGGAGCAAATATAAAGACAATGACTGTCTGAGGATAAAAGGCCCCAGCACAGGCTACAAAGAAAAGATAGTTATTTTTGCCGGGGGTAAGTCCTCCGACAGTTATAAGAAGATTCGTGGTAACTCCTATGGAATGTGGATTGCTACAGAGATCAATCTACACCATGATAACACGATAAAAGAGGCGTTCAACCGGCAACTTGCCGCTAAGCGCCGTAAAATATTCTGGGATCTGAACCCGGAACACCCGAAAGCACCGATATACGCAAATTACCTTGATGTTTATGCGAAAAAGGCTGAGACCGGGGAATTACTTGGTGGTTATAATTACCAGCATTTTAATATTTTTGAGAATGTGAACATCACCAAGGAACGTCTCCAGGAGATCGTCAGCCAGTACGATCAGAACAGCATTTGGTATATTCGTGACATCGAGGGGAAGAGAAGTATTGCGGAAGGTCTTATTTACGTCAAATTGGTCACTTCTATAGTGGCAGGCGATAATAAATATCTGATTTCCACAGAGGCTGTAAAAAAGCTGGAAAAGGAAAACAAACTACTGGATATTAACGTAGGCGTTGACTTCGGAGGTAACGGATCCGGTCACGCCTTTGTTGCGTCCACGGCAACAATCGGATACAAAGAACTGATTGCTCTGTCTTCCGAGTGGCACGATGCCGAGGGAACAGACCCGGACGATTTGGCAAATATGTTTGTCAAGTTTATAAGAAAGATTCTTAAAACTTACGGCCGTGTCACCCATGTATATTGCGATTCGGCGGAACAGGTTCTGAAAGCAGGCCTCCGTAAAGCCTTGATCCGGGAACACCTTGGTGATATTAAGGTGGAAAATTCCAGAAAAGATCAGATTACAAACCGTATTTTTACTTTAACTGCATTAACTGCGCAGGATCGGTTCTACATGACCGAGGACTGCGAATCGCTCCAGGAAGCCCTGAGTATGGCCGTGTGGAATCCTAAGAACACAGAACTGGAACGTCTGGACGATGGCACAAGTGATATTGACAGTCTTGACGCTTTCGAGTACTCATACGAGCACGACTGGAAGAAATTTATTAAGGCGAAAGCCGGATAGGAGGTACAGCATTGGCGGTATTAGATGTTTTGAAAAAAGCATTGGCGAATATGATGCCAAAAAGTAACGTTGAACAGCAAATAAAAGTCTCCATTGCTACCTCAAATGTAATGGAACGATGGATTGAACTGTGGTCCAGGATGTACGAGAACAACCCACCGTGGAAAGGCGGAGAGGCCGGAGTAGTGCCGCTGAATCTTCCAGCTGCTATCTCCGAAGAAATGGCAAGGCTTGTTCTTACAGAGTTTAAGGTGGAGCTGACAGGCAGCCAGAGGGCTGAATACCTCAATAAGCAGTTACAAGCTAATCTGGTGAACCTGAGCGACCACATGGAGCTCTATTGTGCGAAAGGTGGAATATGTTTAAAACCATTCATATCCGCCGGAAATACAATAGACATAGATTTCACACAGGCGGATAGGTTTTTCCCTACTTCGTACAACAGCAATAAAGAAATAACCGGAGCTGTTTTCATTGACAGCAAGCGAAAAGGAGACTATGTCTACACCAGACTGGAGTTCCATGAGCTGTCCGGGACAGAATACACGATTGTCAACAAGGCGTTCAGATCCGAGAGGCTGACAAGTCAGGCGGAAGACGATGATATTATCAGCGTACAGTATCCTTATTCAACGCCCGTTTCTCTTTCGGAGATAGAGGAGTGGGCTTCGCTTTCTGAGGAACCGGTTACAATCTGCAATATCGAGAGACCGTTGTTTGTTTACATCAAAGTTCCTAGAGCAAACAACCTGGATACGAACTCCCCGTTGGGTACGTCGGTATATTCACGGGCGGTAGAGGTTATCGAGCAGGCAGACAGACAGTTTGCAAGAATTTTGTGGGAATATGAAGCGACAGAGGCAGCGATTCATGCTTCATCAGATATGTTCGACAGCGATAAGAACGGTAAGCCTATTCTTCCGACTGGAAGAGAGAGGTTATACCGTGCTCTTGATTTTGAAAGCCAAGATTCTTTTTTGAAAGAATATGCTCCAGAGATCCGATCAGATCCGCTGTTCAAGGGTCTGAATAAGTACTTCCAGCGAATCGAATTTCTGGTTGGGTTATCTTACGGTACAATATCTGATCCGCAGGACATTGAAAAAACTGCGGAAGAGATCAGAGCATCGAAGCAGAGGTCTTACACGGTAGTAACAAGGATACAGAAAGCGTGGGACGATGGCCTTGACGCTCTTATTTATGCCATGGATGTGCTTTGCACACTTTATGGCCTTGCCCCTGCCGGAAAGACAGAAAGAGCGTCAACCTGGGGAGACGGAGTGTTGGAGGATACGGACAAAGAGTATCAGAGGAGATGGGCCATGGTGCTTGCCGGCAAGTATAAGCTGGAAAAATTCTACTCATGGTACTTCGGCTGTACAGAGGAGGAAGCGAAAGATATGATTCCTACTGCTCCGGCCGGAAATTATCCTCCAGAAGAATAGGAGGGTATCGACCATGCTGACACCTGAATATCTGGATTCCTGCGCTGATAGCATTTTAGGCATCTATGATGCACTGAATACGCAGATTGTCCAGGATATAGCCCGGAGAATAGCGAAAACAGGTTTGGTTACGGATTCGACCAAGTGGCAAATAAAACAGGTTCAGGAGGCTGGAAAGCTACTGGAGGAGATCACACACGAAGTGGCCAGTATAACAGGCTTCTCTGACGATTATGTAAAATCTCTATTCGACGAGGCAGGAGTTAAGTCTTTGGAGTATGAGAGTAAATTCGTCACGGCGGCCGGACTATCAGAGATTACACTGGATAAATCACCGGCCATGATGCAGGTACTCGCTGCTGCAATAGAAAAAACACAGGGAAATTTAAACAACCTGACCGGTACAACAGCAACAGCGGCGCAGAGCCTATATCTGGAGGCTACCAACATGGCTTACATGCAAGTATCTTCCGGGGCTTTTTCTTATCAGGAAGCCATAAAACAGGCCGTAAGGAGTGCGGCAATCCAGGGGAGCAAGGTTTATTATTCCAACGGCCATTCGTCAAAGCTCGATGTTGCAATCAGGAGATCTTTACTCACTGGAGTAAACCAGACAGCAGCCAATCTTACAGAAATGTATGCGGAAGATATGGACTGCGATTACTATGAGACTTCAGCACATGCAGGAGCAAGAAATACCGGATCCGGTTATCTCAACCATGAGAGCTGGCAAGGCCAGGTGTTTTGCATATCAGGGAAAGATAAGAAATACCGGCAGTTTGAAGAGGCAACTGGGTACGGAACTGGAGGAGGCTTGTGCGGATGGAATTGCCGCCACAGCTTCCACATGTTTTTCCCAGGACTTTCCAAGCCTGCCTACAGCAATACCACATTGGCCGGATACGCAAATAGGTCGCATGTGTATACCCCCCCTGACGGCGGCAAGGAAATTCTTAGAGAATATGACTGCACACAGAGGCAGAGGGCCTATGAAAGATCCATACGTGAATCAAAAGCCATTCTTGCAGGCTATAACGCAGCAATAAGCGGTGCATTGAGTGAATCGGTAGAAAATTCTTTGAAAGAGGCGTTTTCGGCCGAAAGCGTGCGTCTGAAAAGTATTGAAGCGGAAATGAAAGATTTTTGCAGACAAACCGGCAGAACTGTAGATTCTGCCAGAACTCAGATCTACGCCATAAAAGACGATTCCGGGAGAATAGTTAATTTTGGAAAGTCTGTAAGCCAGAAAGCTGTATGGGCCAATAAGAAAGCGAGGCGATAATATGCTCGATTTAGCAATAAATCACACTGACGAGGTTGTGAGTAAGTTTAGAACCACGTGGTACAAGGACAGATACAAATTCTTCCACGCAACGCCATATTACGACGACTGGCATCCCGAAGAGTCCACCTGGACAAATCACCAGTTCGTTTCTGTGAGAGGCAATGAAGTTATCGGGTACATAGGCTACACGATCGACAGGGCGGATGGAGACATTGCACATGGCCTCTGTATTATGAATTTTGAGGAAAAGCCAAGCGCAACGTTTTCTATTGATCTCGGGAAAACTCTGAGAGACATTTTCGAAAAATATCGTTTCAGAAAGCTACGTTTTTCTGTGATAGTCGGCAATCCTATAGAAAAATCCTACGATAAGATGTGCCTGAAATACGGCGGCCGAATCGTGGGAGTTTCAAGGGAGAACGTAAAGCTCATAGATGGCAAGTTCTATGATGAAAAATTCTACGAGGTAATGCGTAGCGATTACATGAATGCGACCCGAAAGGACAGAAAAGCCGCTGCTTCAGAAAATCGATCTACGAAGAAAGACAAAACACCGGTCGAACACTGGCTTTCGGAAATCAGAAGCTCTTATGAACCGCAAAACACGGCGATACCGGCAGAAATCGAAATGCCTAACAGTATACTCTCGTATGTAGATATGGAGAACCTGGAAGTAACAGGGACACAACACAGATGCGAAAAGCAGGGAAGACCTGCTTTTTATGCAAATAAATTTTAAGGAGGTACACGATGAAAAAATTATTTATTTCTCAGCCAATGAAAGGCAAAACAGATCAGGAAATCTTAGCTGTTCGGAAGAAAGCCATTGAGGCAGCGGAGAAACTTCTGGGTGAAGAGGTAGAAGTCATTGATTCATTTTTCCAGTCTGCTCCGGTAGATGCTAAGCCGCTTTGGTTTCTGGGAAAATCTCTGGAACTGCTTTCCTCTGCCGATGTAGCTTATTTTGCTCCTGGATGGAATGATTTCAGAGGTTGCAAGATCGAGCATACGTGCGCTGCCGAATACGGCATACCTACGATTGAAGCAGACAGAATGTAGCCATTTTAAGGCTTTTCTCCGTGGCAAGCTACAATTTACCACATGAGAGCATAAACCCTCTCCACGGGGCTATAACGTGATCAGAGATCTATTTAAAATTGAATACCAACCCAAAAAGAAGCAGGAGGCTCCGACTAAAGGATCCGCCTGTTTTTATTTGCCCTGGAGGCATGGCATATAAACTACTCAATTTTCCGTTCATGGGCGGATATATCCCATGATAGCAGAGCCGGAGTGAACCGGCATATAAACTAAATCAGCGAAACAGAGGAGGTACACCATGTACGAATTTTTAACCAAACTTTTTGGAACTGTAAACGGGCAGCCGGAATCCCTTACTGCTGAACAGCTTGTGGAAAAGATCAAGGCAGATAAAGACCTGAAGATCGTGAATCTTTCTGACGGTGGATATATCTCCGAGGACAAGTTTAAGGCCAAGGAAACGGAGCTCACCGGAGTGAAACAGCAGCTCACCGACGCAAACACCACGATCCAGTCCCTCAAGGACAAAGGAGCGGACGTTGATAAGGTCACCAAGGAATGGGAGGAGAAGTACAGCCATGACACCCAGGAGCTCAAAGACAAGTTGACGGCCCAGGAACGTGATTATCAGACGGATCTGTTTCTTTCCGGGTACAATTATACTTCCAAAGCGGCAAGAGCCGGAATTAAAGCGGAGTTCGATAAAAAGAATTATGTGCTTGAAAACGGTAAATTTGGCGCAGATGCTACTGCTTTCATGAATGAACTCATTGAAAGCGACGACTACAAAGGAGCTTTTGTGGTTGAAAACCATGACGACAACGGCGGTCAGGGAGAACCGGGCGGAAAGCCTGCCCCCAGATTTATGGGAGAAACCAACGGCGGAAATGGAGGAACTGGCGGAAAGGCCAATCCATTCACAAACTTTGGCTTTACCCGTTTGAGACAGCCGGAAAGCAAATAACAAGGAGGAAAAAACAATTATGGCAGCAGTGAATTATGCAAAAGAGTATCAGCAAGGTCTGGAGCAGGAGTTTCCTTATGTTCTCTACTTCGGAGCACTGTTCAATACACCCAACAACGGTCGTTACCGTTGGGTAAATGCAAACGTAATCGAGGTACCTACAGTCACCACAACCGGACGTACAGACGGCAACCGTGACACGATCGGTGAGAAAAAGCGCAATTACAACCTGAACTGGACTCCCTTGACGGTATCCAATCACAGACAGTGGGAGACTTTGGTGCATCCCAGAGATATCCAGGAGACCAACCAGGTAGCAAGCATTGCCAACATCACCAGAGTATACAACGAGGAGCAGAAGTTCCCCGAGATGAACGCTTACTGCATCTCCAAACTGTATGCAGATTACACCGGAGCCAGCAAGACAGCGGACAAGACGCCTCTTACTACCGAGAACGTTCTGGAAGTATTCGATAAGTTTATGACGGATATGGATAACGCAAGAGTTCCCAGATCTGGCCGTATTCTGTATGTTACTCCCAATGTAAGAACTCTCATTACCAACGCTAAGCAGATCACCAGAACCATGGATGTTTCCAAGCGCTCTGAGGCTGTGAGAAGAGCTATTTCCTCTATTGACGAAGTAGAGATTCCCGACAGCGTACCTGAAGATATGATGAAAACTTCCTACGACTTTACCGAAGGTTGGGAAGTTGACAGCAATGCCGACCAGATCAATATGTGCCTGGTTCACCCTCTTGCGGTAATCACTCCTATCAACTACGAATTTGCACAGTTGGATCCTCCCTCTGCCGGATCCGAGGGTAAGTGGGATTACTTCGAGGAATCTTTCGAGGACGTGTTCTTGCTGCCTCAGAAAGTAAATGCGATTGCATTTAATATCACACCGCACGCCTGATGTCCCGGATAAATCCATGATGTAGGAGCCGTCTTGGGCTCCTACAATTTTTAAAACAGGAGGTAATCATATGTTAAAAGCAAGAAAAGCAAACAGGGTCGTAAAGATTCCTGATGATAAAAAAGACGCATATTTAGCGTTAGGTTACACAATTAGCGATATGAATGATAAGCCTATTGCGAAGCCTCATAATGCAGAAAAAGAAGCCGCTGAGCTGAAAGAGAAGGTATCTTCCCTGGAAGCCAAGCTGAAAGAGGCTGTCGAGTATGCAGAACATGCTGATGTGAAGATCGATGCTCTGGAAGAAGAAAACGCCAGACTGAAAGAGCAGGTTTCCACTTTGGAGGATAAGCTGAAAGAGGCCGCCTCTAAAAAAGCAACTACCGGAGCCATCGTAGGAGGTTCTGATGTGGCGAAACAGGCTTCTACAGCTAAGCAGGCCACCAAATAATAAGAGGAGTGATTTTGAATGCCCCAGGAGGCTATAACAAGTCCATACGTAGATTTCTCTTACTATACTGAAACCTACGACGGTAAAAAATTATCAGAAGATGACTTCGGTTGTGCTGAAAAGCATGCTGAGGTCGTTTTGCATCAGATCACTTTTGACAGAGTAAAGAAGCTGTCGGAAATCCCGGAGGAGGTAAAACAGGCCATCTGTGCGATGGCAGAAGTATCGTACCGAGAAAGAAAGAAAACGCCGGGAGTAAAGTCGGAAACCATAGATGGTTACTCAGTCACCTACGGAGATTCAGGAAACACAGTGGGGTCTTCCGGCGTGGTGGACATGATGTACCAAGAGGCAAGCACCTATTTAGCAAATACCGGCTTATTGTACAGAGGATGGTCAAGAAAATATGACAACAAACAGTGATATTACCGTGTTCAACAAACGTTACTGTAAGGCTGAACGCACAGAAAAGTTTTACAGTACCAAGATCAAGGGAGTGAGTTTCTATTCCAGAAAAGGAACTTCTTTCAGCGGCAAGAATCTGTCGGAAGACGACGGTTATGTTGTCCGAATACCGGCAGACGCTGATACGTCCGGCAAAACGTATGTGGATGAAATGACGTATGCAAATCTGGACGATTCCTCTTTTCCTGAGTACTGGACTTTGCAACCTGGAGCAATCATTGTCAGAGGCTTGGTTGATATGGAAACCGCCTCTGAAATTGATTTGAGAAAATCATTTTCCGAGATCGTTACCGTGAAAAACTACACGGACAACCGGGACAGGTGTTCCGAGGCTCTGAAACACTGGAGAGTAGGTGGAGAATAATGTCGAATACAATAACCACACCGAGAGGACAGATTGTAAAGACGGCCACTAAGAGCGGAATTGTAAAGGCACAGCTCAGTTGGAACCCTGATTTTGCCCCACAGAAGACCAAGAGTTTTAACAGAGCGCAGAAATTTGTTGATAGTGAAGTACTCAGATACTGTAGTGCACTGGTTCCTTTTCAGACAGGTATGTTGGATAAATCCGGTACTCTCGGTACTGTGATCGGAAGCGGAGTGGTGCAATATATCGCTCCGTACGCTGCTAAGCAATATTATGACACAGCAACAAGCAGACCGTACGATGCCAACAGGGGTGCTAAATGGTTTGAGAGGATGAAAGTAGCATATAAAAACGACATTATTTCTGGCGCAAAGAAACTTATTTAGGAGGAATGTATGGCAAAACCGGAATCTATTATTAACGCACTGGAACAGTATTTCATAGGCTGCGATCTTCTGAGAGACGGATCACTGAGAGTGGATTATCTGGGGGAACGGCCGGTGGAGTACGTGATCGAGACGCTTCCTTGCGATCCTATAGTCCAAAGGTACATAGACGGATCTTCGATCCGGCAGTACCTTTTTGCTTTCGGATCCAGGGAATATTACAGCCAAGAACGATTGCAAAATATACAGAACAGTGCATTTTACGAACGGCTTGCTGACTGGGTAGAGACCAAGAGCAATGCTGGAGATCTTCCTGAGCTTCAGGACGGAAAAGAAGCTCAGCGACTGGAGGTAGTATCCTCCGGGTATCTTTATGACGGCTCAATGTCGAATGCCCGGTATCAGATACAATTAAGATTGATTTATTTTAAGGAGGCGTAACACAATGGAAAATACCGGCAGAAATGTTGTGAAAAGACATCAGTTTGCTGATTATCTGAACGTTCCGCAGGCTGAGGGAACGGACAAGTACTGCCTGATGGGAACGGGCTTTACCTCTCTGAACGAGGAACCCGGAGCCCAGACGGATACCAAGAAATATGTAAATGAAAAGGCATCATCCAAGAGTGTAACGGGCTACGAGACAGTATTCCCGTTTGAATCCGATCTTATCCCGGAGCAGGAGCCTATCCTGGCTCTTTATAATGTCGGCAGAAATCACTGTACCGGATCCGATGCAGAGTTTGAATATGTCAGAGTAGAACTCTGGGAGCCCGTGTCTGGTAAGAAGAACGAGTTTGCAGCGAGAAAATTTACTGTTTCCGCTGAAATTTCCGAAGTTTCTGGAGATACAGATATTCAGGTATCCGGTAACCTGAATGCAGTCGGCGATCCTGTCGATGGTACTTTCAATACCGAGACCAAGACATTTACAGCAGCAACAGAAGCAACCGAATAATGCAGGGCCGCCTAATAAGCGGCCTGTTATTCTTTCTATCCACAGGAGGTAAAATTTATGAACATAGTAGTATTAGGCAATGAACTGGAATATGATTTCTTCGATGCGGATCTTTTGGAGAAGTACGAGGACGAGAATGCAAGGGTGAAAAACCGTATTCAGGATCAGACCCAGTATGAGGGGAAAAGAACAGCTGAGGCACTGAGAATACAGTGCGGAATCGTTGATGATTTCTTCAATGCTCTTTTCGGTAATGGGACATCCGAAAAATTGTTCGGCGGAAAAAATAATATCAAGACCCACATGGAGGCTTTCGGCCAGGTTTGCGAGGCAGCGATGTCATGCAATTCTGAACTCTCTGCAATTACTGACAAGTACAGCCCCAACAGGGCCGAGAGAAGAGCTCAGCAGAATAAGAACAGCCGCAATTTTAACAGGAATGGCAGCCACCGTAACGGCAAACATCATAACTGATGAATATTTTGATCGATGCTCTTCCTGATACGGTTAATGTCAGAGGCCAAAAGTATGAAATCCGCACAGATTTCCGAATAGCAATGATGTTTGAAATTCTGATGCAGGACGATTCTATACGGCCGCAGGACAAGACCAAAAAAGCGCTGAGCCTTTTTTACCCGGAAATTCCGGCGGACTTGAAAAAGGCTACAGATGCAATGCTGTGGTTTTATAAATGCGGCAAAGAAGATAATCCACAGAGAAAGAAGCTGGCAGCCAGAAAAGGCAAAACCAGAGTGTACTCTTTCGAGTACGACGATGATTATATATATGCCGCCTTTATGACACAGTACGGAATAGATCTCCAGGATATTGAGTATATGCACTGGTGGAAATTCAGAGCAATGTTCAATTCCCTGGATAAAGATATTCAGTTTTCCAAAATCATGGAGTATCGAAGCGTAGAGATAAATTCGATTCCTACCGAGCAACAGCCTTTTTACAGAAAAATGAAGAGGCTGTACGCTTTACCAGTCCCGGATGATGAACAGGAAAAGCTGGACAAGATCGAACAGGCGCTCCTGAATGGAGGGGATCTATCCAAAGTGCTATAATACGGAGGCGATAATCATTGAAAAAATAGAAAAAAACAATATGCACCGGGTGGAATGCCCGGATTGTGGATATAAAATGCCTATTTTTTTTACGGATAAGGCAGATTGCAATGGGGTGATGATTTCCTGCAAGGGTAGGAACTGTCACTCCGTTTTTGAAGTTAAAATTAAATACGGAAAACAGATCAAGTAGTGCCATTATGAGCCGATGATTCAGAGCCTGAAAGAGAGGTGAGAAACGTTGGCTTACGATGGCACATTAAAATTTGATACAAGTATTGATTCCAAGGGCTTCCAGTCAGGTATTGACGGTATTGGAAGCATAGCAGAAAAAGGCTTAAAGGCAACAGGTGCTATTCTGGCAGGAGCCGCCACTGCTATAGGTGCTATCGGAACTGCATCTGTAAAGGTCGGATCAGATTTCGAGGCTTCAATGTCCAAGGTTGCAGCTATTTCTGGAGCTACGGGAGACGATTTGAAAGCGTTGACCGACAAAGCAAAAGAAATGGGAGCTACAACGAAATTCAGTGCTTCTGAATCTGCCGATGCTTTACAGTATATGGCAATGGCAGGCTGGAAAACGGACGACATGCTGTCTGGCCTAGAGGGTATCATGAACCTGGCAGCCGCATCCGGCGAGGACTTGGCAACCACCTCTGATATTGTTACGGATGCACTTACTGCATTTGGACTTACTGCGGAAGATTCCACACATTTCGCAGATATACTGGCACAGGCATCCGCAAATGCAAACACAAATGTCGGCATGATGGGTGAGACATTTAAGTACGTTGCTCCTGTCGCTGGTGCATTAGGATATTCGGCCGAAGATACAGCTCTTGCCATTGGCTTAATGGCAAACTCAGGAATCAAGGCAAGTCAGGCAGGTACGTCTCTTAGATCCATAATGTCCAGGATGGCCAAGCCAACCAAAGAAGTTCAGAATGCCATGAACAAGCTGGGGGTATCTCTCACAGATAGTAGTGGGAATATGAAAACCCTCAACGAGTTGATGGGAGACCTGAGAAAAGGGTTTGACGGTCTTTCCGAGGCAGAAGCGGCCGAAATGGCATCCGCCCTCGGTGGACAAGAAGCAATGTCCGGTTTACTGGCCATTGTGAACGCATCTGATGAAGATTTCGATAAGCTGTCAAACTCGATCTATAACTGTAACGACGCTGCTAAGAATATGGCAGACACCATGATCGACAATTTGCAAGGTCAAATTACGATCTTGAAATCCGGTTTAGAGGGTCTTGGCATATCACTTTATGAGTACCTCGAAACTCCGATGAAAGATGTTGTCAAAGAAGCTCAGGTGATGGTTCAAAAACTCCAGGATGCCTTTGATAACGGTGGCCTGGATGAAGTTGTCTCCACTGTCGGAGATATTTTTGCTCAGATCGTGGAGGAAGCGGCGACGGCAGTGCCTGGATTTATCGACATTGCCTCTGATCTGGTAGAATCTTTCCTTACCGGGATCAACGATAATATGCCGGAGATAGCGGCTGCAGGAGTACAAATTGTAACAGCTATCGGATCGGCTCTGATAGAGAATGCCGGATTGCTGTGGAGCACCGGAGTTACAATGCTTGCAGAAGTCCTCTCAGGGCTGGCTGACAATATGCCAGAACTGATAGATTCAGCCAAAGATGCAATAGATCAGTTCGGAACGGCACTCATTGAGAATGCGCCGGCAATAGGAGAATCTGCAGCAAGAATAATTTCGTATCTCGCAGAGGCAATCATCGAGAATATGCCGGAAATCATTGATACCGGTAAACAGGTGATTCAAGGATTCATAGACGGCGTAGAAGAAGAGTTCCCAGGTCTGGGAGCTTTTTTTAGTGGCTTATTCGATGGATTCGTCACTACGCTGGAGCCGATTGCAGAATCAGTAGTCGATGCACTGGTAAGTATCTTTAATACTCTTGACAGAGCGGATCCGGCTACACTGGAATCTATTGGAAAGGCAATCGGAACCATAGCAGCCTCTATGGCGGCCTTAAAGGTAGCCGGCACAGTAGTCGGAAGCGTTCAGAATCTGTTAGGCGTGCTGGGGTCTTTCGGCAGCCAGATCGGCACAGTAGTCGGAGTAGTACCAAAACTCGTAGAGGGCTTTCAATTACTGGCCGGTGGAGCTGGTTCGTTTAGCGAAGTACTGGCTTTAGAGTTCCCGAAACTTGCAGGAATCGTAGCAAAGGTTACGTCTTCACTCAGTAGCCTTGTTTCTGTGGCATCCGGGGTATTCGCAAAAATCGGGGCTGTTGTAGGGCCTGCTATTTCTAAGATAGCAAGTCTCGTAACAACCATAGGCCCAACAATCGCAGGCATCGGAGCCGTCATAGGCGGAGCGGTGATGGCTGTTATGAATTTCTTCGACATGCTGAAAGATGGATTCAGTTGGGTAAAAGAAATTCTGATGGCTGTTGGCGTGGCAATCGCAGCTGTCGGAGCTGTGATCCTTGGTGCACCTGCACTCGTAGCGGCTGCCGTGGCAGGAATCGTAGCGGCGGTAGCAACTCTGGTTGTGGTAATCAAAGACCACTGGAGCCAGATCGTAACGTTTTTCCAAGGTATCCCGGACAAAATCGGTGAAGTTGTAGATGCTGTAGTCGGGTGGTTTCAGGAACTTCCCGGGCGGATTTCAGAATGGCTGACCAACACTATAACAACAGTCCTTAAATGGGGGCTAGATCTCCGAACATCGATCATTGAGTATGTCAGCGATGCGATTACAGCCGTAGGCGAATGGTTTTCACAGTTACCCTATAAAATTGGCTATGCACTGGGAACGGCCATCGGTACGCTCATTCAGTGGGGTATCAATGTAGTTGACTGGGTAGAAACGGAACTACCGAAAATTATTGAAAATATCGTCAGCTGGTTCCGACAACTTCCCGGGAAAATCGAAACATGGTTGGTGCAGACAGTCAACAACCTGATCTCCTGGGGTGTTGATATGTATACCAGGGCCTCGACAGCAGCGGCAAATACAATTAATGCCGTAATTAACTGGTTCCAGCAGCTCCCGGGAAGAATACAGACGTGGCTCACTGCCACGATAAACAATGCTATTCAGTGGGGGCTGAATCTGTATTCCACCATGAGTACAGCAGTATCGAATGCAATCAACAATGTTGTCAGCTGGTTCCAGCAGCTCCCGGAGAAAGTTAAGACTTGGCTGACAGAAACTGTGGCAAGAGTAGCCCAATGGGCTGTGGACCTGGGGCAAAAAGGAGAAGATGCAGCAAGGACACTGATTACAGCCGTTGTAGACGGTGTTTCTTCTCTCCCGGAAAAAATGAAAGAAGTCGGAGAAAACATCGTAAACGGTGTGTGGAGCGGAATTTGCAGCGCAAAAGACAAATTCGTAGACGACGTAAGGGGCTTCTTCTCTGGAATTGTAGATGGCGTGAAAGACAGCCTTGACATCCACTCCCCGTCCCGGGTAATGAGAAAAGAGGTAGGCCGACAGATTCCTCCCGGGGTAGGTTTGGGTATCGAGGATGAAATGCCCGAACTGTATGACCAGACAAATGCTGAAATGGCAGCTCTTGCGGAACACATGCAGGCGGCTGTAGAGGTGGAGACCGGAAACATTACCGTCAGATCTAAGACACAGGCAGAGCATACTGCACAGACGGAAGCTCCCAGATCTGGAGACACGTACATTGATAATCATGTAGACCAGACCAATACATATAATACGCCGGTAACCACTCCGAGCGAGGTAAGCAAAGCCCAAAGAGAAGCAGCAAGAAAGCTATTAGGAGGTGTGAAGTAGTGGCAAACTATATAGATCTTACACTTGAATGCAACGGTATGTCGTTGCAGTTCGGAAAAACAGCCACCGGGGTCCACCGGGAGTTTGGAATTACGAAGATAACCGGTCTTGAATCCTCAGACCTGGAAATCAGCACTACGGACAACGCCCTTGTCGACGGATCTTCCGTGGATGGAAAGCGCATTAAAAAGCGCCCCATCCACATAGAGGCTACTCTGAGAGACGACTGTAATAATGAGACAAACAGGCAGCGGATTATTAAGTTTTTCAATCCAAAGTATACCGGAAAACTCACGGTAGACTACAGCGGAACAAAAAGAAATATCGAATATGAGTTAGAGGGCTGGACATTCGTTGTTGCACGAAATGTATTTAACCGGCTCTCTATTTCTGTAGATCTTATATGTCCTGATCCAATGATGAAAAACATTGATAATTTCGGTCAGAACATGGCAAATATCAGCAAAATGATCGCTTTCCCATGGCGCTGCCTAAAGAAAAAAGCTATTGTCCCGGATCCGCACAAAGGCCTATGCCTTGCAGGCAATATTACCGGATACAGAACACTTTCCAAAGAGGTGTTATTGCCGAATGACGGGCATGTTCCCACAGGGTTGCAGATCCAGTTCATTGCGGAGAGAGGGCCAGTAACCAATCCCAAAATCACGCTGGTAAGAACCCAGAACGGGAAAAGCGGCCTTTACATGAGAGTAAAAGTGGCCATGAATCAAGGCGATGTTCTTCTGGTTGACACCAATACAAGGCATCAGGTAATTGAGCTTAACGGTGTAAATATCTACCAGAAAATAGATAGAATGTCAGAACCTTTTCTGCTTGAAGTCGGAAACAATTATTTGGAGTACGATGCGGACGAGAATTACACCAATCTGGATGTAAAGCTGTTCTACACTCCTTTTTATCTGGGGGTGTAGGTATGAGGCTTATTGTATTGAACAAAGATTTTGAAACCCTGGGGAGCATACCTCTTTTTCGGACGCTGATCTGGACACGGAGGTATGAAAAACTGGGGTGTTTTGAGTTGTACACATCCAAAGAATATTTCCAGATGCTGAACGAGGGTAAATATCTATACCGGAATGATGCAAACGAGCTTGGGATCATTGATGAAGTAAATTATTCCCAGGACGAGAACGGTGCACGTGAATCGTATGCGAAAGGTAATTTTGCGGAGAAAGTGCTTACTGACAGGGTTATTGCAGAAACAATAACACTCACAGGAAACGTCGAGGAGGCTATGAGGAGGCTTGTAAACCTCACATGTATAAATCCTACCGACACAGACAGAAAAATGGCTCATTTGAGGCTTGGAGAGCTTTCGGGCATAGATGGAGAAATCAGTATGCAGTCCACGGGTGACAACGTAAGCGAAAAATTGTATGAAATCGGCAACACAAAAGAGATCAGTCACCGTATAAAGTACGATTTTCAAACGGATGATCTGCTTTTTGAGGTGTGGGAGGGCGTAGACCGTCGGGACAGCCAGGATGTAAACAGTTGGGCGATCTTTTCCAACTCTTTTTATAACATCCGAAACGTTGTCTACAACCGGAACAGCGCTTCGTATAAGAATTTTGCTTATGTGGCAGGGGCTGGCGAGGGATCCGGCCGTATCATTATCACTGTGGATATGAGACAGCCAGGGGAAGAGCGGAAAGAAATATGGGTTGATGCCAGAGATTTGCAGCAGACGGACGCAAGCGAAAATACTATACCGATTGAAACCTATAAGCAGCAGCTTCGGCAGAGAGGGCTGGAAAAACTGGCAGAATACCGAAAGGTTGAGACGGTAAACAGCGGAGTAGATTCTCAGGCAAACCTGGTATATAAAAAAGATTTTGACCTCGGCGATTACTGTACTTACATCAACACAGAGGTAGGAATTTCTACGGATAAACGGATCACAGAGGTTATGGAGACCTACGAGGGGGCAGCCACAGAGCTGTCTGTTACTTTTGGAACCGATGAAGTGTCCACGGTTCAACAGCTTATCAAACGGGAGGTATGAAATGTCACTTAGATACGGTTATTTTGATTCGGAGATAGACGGCTACGATGAAGAGGGCATGCCTATATTTGACAGAAGCGAATCTTCAGATTTTCTGGCCATGTTTATATCCAACATAATCAGCGATGGAGTTCTTGCGGATCCGGCCGACAGCTTCCAGGTAACAGCCTGTGGAGGAATGAACCTCACGATACGCCCCGGATTTGGCATTATACGAGGCCGATTTGCGGCAGACACACAAGAATCCACATTAACGCTTTCGACGGCTCCATCCAGCTATAAACGCATTGATAGGGTGGTTCTGAGGGCCAACTACCTGCAAAGAAAGTGTGAAATCATCATCAAGCCCGGAACGCCGGACGCAAATCCAGTACCGCCGGATCTTTTGCAGCCAGCTTCCGGCGATTATTACGAGTTGGGACTTGCGAATGTCCTCATAAACTCGAATCAGACGGTAATTACACAGTCTAACATCACAGATACACGTTACGATAGTAGCGTATGCGGAGTTGTCACACAGGTAATAGATCACTTGGACACCTCCGTTTTTTTCGCCCAGCTCAATAAATTCTATGAAGAATTTGTAGCAAAGTCAGACACATCGTATGAGGACTTTCTGGAGCAGATGGAGGCGTATTTTGCAAAATTGCAGACCTCTGGAAACAATCAGCTATTAGAAATTGTTCAGAAAATGACTGATTTTGAAAAAGATTCAGAAGAGCAGTTTCAGGTATGGTTTGGCAACGTGAAAGATCAGCTGTCCGAAGACGTTGCTGGCCATTTGCAGAACCAAATCGATGAACATGAAAAGCGGATCACACGTCTGGAATCCATTGCCGAAAGTGGAGAAGTGGAAACTGGGCTTATAACGGCCGGAGGTGAGAAGTTGGTAGCTGATGATGGAGGATCATTAATCGCCTTTTGGCGGTATCAAATCATGTAAGGAGGTAAAAATCTATGGATAGAAGAGTTACAGATCTGCCCGGAATTTCTGATATTCCTGCAAAAAGCGTGCTTTTAGTAGAGACCACGGACGGCACGAAAAAAATATTTTTCGATGATCTCTGCCAGGCGGTGAAAGACGCTCTGGCAATCCCCACTGTAGTTCAGAGCGTCAATATTACGGAGGCTGGAAAGATTCCTGACGGCCCTGTGATTAAAGAGGCGTTCGACGCAGTTAATGATTTGCTTCTCGGAGCGGCAACCTACGGGTACGGAAAAGAAATTGATATGTCCTGGACTGAGTTATCTGCAAAGATCAAAACGGAGGACTTCTCCGGTTTGCATGTGGGAGACTACAAAGACATTGTTCTTTCTACCGGCGAAGAGGTGAGAGTGGATCTGTCTGGATTCAATACCTACATGAACGTAGGTAGCAGCAAGATTCTGACAGCGCCGCATCTCTATTTTACGTTCAGGGACTGCCTGAAGACCACGTATCAAATGAACTCCAGTAATACAAATACTGGCGGAACGGGTGCGGCCGCATTGACCAAAACGGTAAATGAGACAATTTACAACACACTCCCGGCAGATCTCCGGGCGGTAATGGCTGAAGTAGACAGGTTGGAAAATAACAAGGGAACATGGGCTTGGGCTTTGCGTAAGTTATGGCTCCTCCAGGAGACAGAGGTGTTTGGCAGAAATAACTGGTCTGACGGATATGACGGCGGAGGAATTCAGCTTCCGATTTTCGCTCATTCCTACAGACATATTGTTAAAGGCCTCGGAAAAGGAGCCGCAGCAAGTGGTTCTCGTACGTACTGGTGGTTGGCTTCCCCGTGCGCCAGCGACACCACCTACTTCTGCCGTGTCAGCAGAGACGGCGGTGCCAGCATTAACAACGCATCCCTCTCGCTTGGCGTGGCTCCGGGCTTCATAATCACTTAATCTTACGATCTCGCCCCTTTATGGGGCGGTCGGAAGATGCTGGAGGAAAAGAATGAGCGTATTAAAAAACGAAAGAGGATTGTCCGAGCTGGAGTTTTATCACACCGCAATCGGATTCTTACCGCACAGTATGTAACATGGACAATACTTTTAACCGGCTGTATGTTTTCGCCGGAGACTGGAGGTAAAAAGTGAACTGTATTGTATTTAAAGGCAGCGATCAGACCTATAGTGGAGAGGTAACACCTATCGGAAAGAACAAAGTCGCTATTGATTTTGTTGGAGGCATTCCGAAAGGCATTGATACCTCTCTGATTATGGTTTACACACCGGGAGGTGTGAAGTATCTGGAGTTATCCGGGTACAAGACGGAGTACAGACGGGTGGATGCCTGCCTGATCTTATCGAATGACGGCTCTGTTTTCGTAGGGGAAATTAAGCAGGAGATTGACGAGGAGAAAGCGCTGGAGGATGCAAAGGTATCCAAGAAGAACGAGATCAGCGGTATTTGTAATTCTACTATCACGGCCGGGTGTGACGTAGAATTATCTGGATCCACGGAGCATTTCCGGTTGACCACAGACGATCAGCTGAACTTGTTTGGAAAGCAGATCCAGATTATGTCCGGGGCGGAAAAGTTTGAATATCATGAGGACGGCAACCCGTGCAGATATTATTCCGCAGAGGAGATGCAGAACATCATTAAGGCAACCATGGCATTCAAGACGTATCATACCACCTATTGCAATGCTCTGAATATGTGGATCCAGAATGCTGAGACTTTGGAGGAAGTAAAGTCCATCACATACGGTTGCACTGTACCGGAGGCTTACCAGAATGAGGTATTGAAAGACCTTATTGCTGAGATGGAGGCCACAGCATGAATAAAATTGTGAAAGAGCTGATTCTTTTTCTGATCGGCGGATGCCTTTATGTAGGTATCGAACTTCTGTTTAGAGGCAGAAGCCACTGGAGTATGGCACTGGTAGGAGGCCTGTGCTTTGTGCTGATCGGTGGACTGAATAACTGGTTCCCGTGGTGCTGGTCTATACTGCGGCAGATGGCCATATCCGCAGGGATAGTGACGGCCATTGAATTTTTATCAGGCATAGTGCTGAATTTGATCCTGAAGTGGAACGTATGGGATTACAGCAATATGCCTTTTAATGTTCTTGGCCAGATCTGCCTACCTTTTACAGCGGCATGGTTTGCGCTTTCTTTTGTGGCAATCGTTCTGGATGATTTTCTCCGGCATGTACTATTCGGTGAACAGGTCCCGGAGTACCACTTGTTCACTTTGGAGGGCAGCCATGGGAAATAGATCGGTAGAAGAATTGCAGAACGACATAATCGAGTGGCAAAGGCATATCATAGGCGAACTCCTGAAACTGTTTGGAACGGAGACAGAGTTTTCGCTTTCGGAAGATCTTCAGGGAGATATTCGCAAGGTAAACGCAATGTACCGGGAGTTATCAACACCATAGCCGGAGAAAGGAGAAAACAATGGATAGTACGGTAGCAATTACAGTCCCTCAGATGTTCGTCGCCTTTATTGCTGCAATGGGGATCCCGTCAGCATTAACCGGGTATCTTTTCCGAAAGCATGAAAAGCTGGAAGAGAAAAGAGACACCCAGAGGGAAGAGGAGCGCAAGAAAAAAGAAGAGAACCAGGAACGTTATCAGCTTTTACTGTTGGACAACATCAATGCGGCGATCGCATTGGGGGAAGCCACAGCAAGGGCTGTACAGCGTATCCCGGATGCTCATTGCAACGGTGATATGCATGCAGCTCTGGACTACGCTCAACAGGTAAAACATGAGCAGAAAGAGTTCTTGCGAAAACAGGCCGTGGAGAATCTTCAAGATTAGCCCCATTTAGGCCAAAAACATGTGAGGACGATAATTTCCTCACAGAAACCATTAAACCGGCCCCACACGGCTATAACGAAGCCACAGGGGCATATATAGACAGGAGGAATAGCAGTATGAAAAACATTAACTGGAAAAGAAAGCTGACAAGTAGAAAAATGTGGGCCGCTGTAGCGACCTTTGTGGCCATGATGATTGTTGCCACAGGCGGCAGCGAAAATACCGCAACACAGATAACCGGTCTGATTATGGCAGGCGGCTCCATGATTGCGTACATCATCGGCGAGGGTTTTGCTGATGCGGCACATCAGGACGACGTTCTGGAAGATTCCACCGACAGCACCGATAGTGAAGAAACGGAGGAGTAAGCCATGGGTTTAATGATCGGCAGCGCACGTATCGACGAGAGGGGAAAACTTACCGGCGGAGCCCCGGGAGATCAGTCCAGCAATGAGGTCTCTATGCAGACATATTATCTGCACAAAAAAGGCTGGTATGTTATCAGAGCAACTGACATCAGCGTGGCAAATGCAATTGCGGATGCCATGATTCAGGCGTGTGAGAATAATTATATCGGCTACTGCCAAGGACACCGCACAACGGTGATTACCATGCTGAAAAGGTATGGCTCCCTTGCGAAGATCGTAGAAAACACTGAGGCTGATTGCAGTTCGCTTGTAAGAGCATGCTGCATTCAGGCCGGATTTGATCCCGGAAACTTCAATACGTCTACGGAAGTAACGGCACTGGCAAAGACCAAGAAGTTCATGACAAAGATCCCTGTTACCTCCAGAACGGTTCTGTATAACGGTGATATTCTGGTGACGAAGACCAAGGGTCACACAGCAGTCGTTGTGTCCGGCAACCCCAGAAAAGCGGCAAGCACCGGATCCCAGAATATGTCCATCGGTACGACAACCACCAAAGTAGACGCAGCCACCCGGAGGGATGGTTCCCTGGCAGGTACATACACCACGACCAGTGATCTACATCTCAGATCCGGCGCAGGAACCGGTAAGAAGTCTCTGGTAGTCATGGCCAAGGGTTCCAAGGTGAACTGTTACGGCTATTATAATTTGGACAGAGACGGTATCAAGTGGCTGTATGTGACCTACAAGAACGGCAAAGAGACCCGTACCGGATATGCAAGCAGCCGTTATCTGAAAAAGTAGTCGTTGTATCTGCCCGGAGTAATGTTGTCTCACGAACTACATGTAACCAGGGTTTCCTCCACGGGTGATCCGGGCAGAACCAAATGTAGGTATTATAGATCCAGAGAGTGGCATATTCAAAAGCTTATGCCATTTCTCTGGATCAGATGCCATTCCAAGGCAAAAAAATCTGGAACAAAGTTTCTTCAAAGAGCAATATCAAAAATGCACAAATCAGTAAGTTCCCGTTTGGGTAAAATTTCAAATCGGCTTGAAAAATAATTCTTTGATATAATTATCATCCGTAGCCTAAAACGCAAATTTAGGCTTTCTAGGTACTGTCATGCAGGGAGTAGATTTCACCAAAAAGTCAAGACCCATTCTGTTTGTCAAAAAGTTCAATTCCTGGAGTTCTTAATGTACGATATGCACAAAGAGATTTTTGTAACGTTACATGTTACATTACACGTAACGTTACATGTAACGTATACAGTAACATTACACTTTTTTCAATGCGAAAAAATGAGGGTAATTAATTAGGCCAAAATCAGGATTGCATATTAATAAGAAGAAAGGCCCTCTGTAACGTTACATGTTACATTACACGTAACGTTACATGTAACGTATACAGTAACA